CAATATATACACTGGTATATTCTTCTAAGCAACCGCCTTCACCACCTGGCAAATAATGAAAAACAAACTTCCCTACATTATAGCATTGTCAGCATTGTCTGTGGCAGGAACAGCCGCGTTCTATTCTGTATTTGGTTTAAGTAAATTATTCGCAGGCGCATCTACCCAAGTAATTATAATGGCAGGTTCTTTAGAATTTGCTAAACTAGTTGTTGCATCTTTATTATATCAATATTGGGGTACAATCAATAAGATATTAAAAGGCTATTTAATGATTGCCTGTTTTGTTTTAATGGTGATAACATCAGGAGGTATATATGGATTTTTATCTGGAGCTTATCAATCAACGGCAATCAAGTCTGAATTATTAGACAAAGGACTGGCAGTACTTAATCAGAAACAAATTCGCTTTCAAGAAACAAAAGGCGATTTAACAATTGAAAAAAATCAATTAAATAAATCTATTTCTGATTTAAGAATATCACTATCAAACCCAACTTCAGTTTCATATTACAGTACAGAAGCTGAACAAGTAATTACAACATCAAGTAGTTCGGCAAGACGAGCATTACAATCAGAATTAAAAAATACAATTGTAGATAGAGATAATATTAATATAAAGCTAGAAGCAGTTATTGATTCAATCACAACAACAGATATGGCTTTATTGAATAAGGAAATATCTAATGAAGACCAAAGAGAACTAGGTCCGCTTAAATATTTAGCAGGAATAACAGGCTGGGCGATGGATAGAGTAGTCAACTGGTTTTTATTACTTATTATCTTTGTATTTGACCCATTAGCAATAGCATTAGTGGTAACAGCCAACTTTGCTTTTGCACAAATAAAAAGAAAACCAGAGAAAAAAGATTATTTTAACAAAAGAAATGAACATTTAGAAAAAAAAGTTAAAGTAGCTAACGATAAACAAACCAATGATTTAAGTAAAATCGATGGTATTGAAGATAAAATAAACCATATCTCGGATATACTTAATAGTATAAACAACAAAACAAATGACAGAGAAAAAGAAGAAATTGATAAAGAAACTCCTATAAAGAAAGAGTCAGTAACAAAAGCTACCCATAGGGAAACAGCTGAAACAATGTTTCGTGCACGAACAGGAAGATTCCCTATGGAAGGAGAAAATCTTTATGGTGACAAATAATGACAGAATATATAACAGAATACAGAAAAGGAAGAAGATGGAATGAAAATTCAGAAACCTTGTATAAATTTATGGAGTGTAAAATCTGTGGAGCATTTGAAAAAGTCTGTGAAGAAACAGAAGCAGTCACTTGTTACGAATGCGTAATAGAAATGTCAGACCCACCTGAAATAAAGACGAGAGGTAATACAGGTAAAGTTTCAGGTTGGCATTTTATGAAAGAATTTGTAGATAAAAATGGCAATGTATATCATAAAGGAGTGGAGCAACCCAAGCTGAAGGGTACGCTAACACCTACAGTTGTTAAAAAGAAAAATAAACTTTCAAAGAAAGAAAAACAAAAATATAAAAATGAAGCAGCAATTAAAGTTGCTTCACTCAAAAAAGAGTTAAAAGGGTTACGTTGGAAAAAAGACAAAAAGATTGTCATGCAGAAAATAAAAAACTATTCAAAAATAATGAGTGGTAAATTTACAGGTGCATTGGTTACAAAACTTTTCAGCTAATTGTTTTCAAGATTAAAAATTTTTTGTTATATTATATATAAATAAATTATTGGAGAGATATGAATGATATTAGACAAAATAATATACAAACGGGGTGTAAAATCTAAAGAACCACAAATAATAGAATTCGGAGTACCATCTGATTTATCTATTAAAGAATATAAAAGAACTTGTAAAAGATTGGCACAAGCTTTAGGATATTCTAATAAAAGCATAGAAGAAAACTTTGGCAAAGACGAAGAGTTAGGTGACCCTGCACAGTTAAAGTTATTATTCAGTTAATATGAAAACATACTTACCTTATATATTCACACTAATTGCGGTGTCTTTATTTTTAATGTCTGAAATGGATAATGAAAATAAAATAAAAGACTTGCATGAAGATATTAAAATTAAAAATTCTATAATCGATAGTTTAAAAAATAAAATAGACACATTAAATTTTGAGCTTGAAATATGGGATTTTAATATGACCAACAATACAACTCATTTACTATCTGCAATAATGCATGTCGAAAGCAGTAACAATGATTCAGCATATCACAGAGGCGAAGATGCCGTTGGTTGTTTACAAATTAGAAAGTGTATGGTAAAGGATGTAAATAGAATATTAAGAAGACAGAAATCAGATATAAGATTTGCATACGATGATAGATGGTTGCGAACAAAATCAATTAAAATGTTTGACATTTATTGTAAGCATTATGGTTTAATAACAGCAGAAGAAATAGCTAGGTGTTGGAACGGTGGACCAAGAGGAATGCAAAACGAAGTCACAGCAGGTTATTGGAAAAAAGTAGAAAAACAAATAAAGGAAAACTCATGAATTTAACAGAAGAACAAATAGTACAAAATTGGAAAGACCTTATGCAGGTTATTAACTTAAAGTTTAAAGGAGCTAGGAGACAAAAACTCTTAGCTATGTACGAAAGCTTTCAAGAGCGAATGATGTTTGCTCCTGCGTCTGGTAATATAAATTACCACAATGCTTTTGTAGGTGGTTATGTAGAACACGTATTAAGAGTAGTTAAATGTGCAGAACAAACATATGAATTATGGAGGTCAATGGGTTCAACAATGCAAGGTTATACATTCGAAGAATTGATGTTCGCTGCACTTAATCATGACTTAGGAAAAGTTGGCGATTTGAAAAATGATTTATATGTACCTAACCCAAGTGAATGGCACAGAAAAAATCAAGGCTCTCTTTGGAACCTTAATCCAGAATTAAGCTGGATGCCAGTACAACATAGAAGTTTATGGTTATTACAACACCACGAAATTAAAGTATCTGAAAATGAAATGATAACTATTATGGTACATGATGGTTTATATGACGAAGCAAATACACAATATTTTAAACATTACAACGCTGATAGAAATTTCAAAACAAATATGCCTTTGGTATTACATCAAGCAGATTTAATGGCTTCAAAAATTGAAGGTGAAATAAATAAAGTTCAAGGAGAAGTTAAAAAAGCTTCAAACAAAAAATATAAAAAGACTTCTTTAGATACAGCAACTAAAAACAAATCCGTTGATGATTTATTTGCAGGTCTATTTGGAGATAAAAAATGACAATTGCAATTATAACAATTTCAATATTATTATTAACATCAATTTATATTAACGTAAATCTTCTAAGAAAAAACGAAGATATTAGTGATGCATTTGTTGAACAACAAACTTTAATATCTATATTTCGAAGAAAAGTTGAAGATACATATGAAGATATTAAAGTTATAGATTCTAGAGGAGCATTTGAATCTGATGATGAGATAGGTACTGTATTTGAAAGTATCAAATCCGCTGTGGAGATATTGAGGGGAGAAGTTGAAGGGTAAATATATAGATGAGTTTTATAAAAATGTAGAAAAATATGAAAGTGATTTTCATGAATATATGAACAGCAAAAGTAAACGAGGTAGAAAAAGAAAAAATAAAATGTACTTTACACCCGTAACAGAAAAAGCTATTATTGCATACAATAAAGATAAAGACCAGAATAAACGAAACAAAGTGTATTCAGAGTATATACATTATCCTGTTTGGAAATTAGCGCAAAATATAATTAATAGGTTTAAATTTCCTTATATGAATGGTACAACTGAAGATAAACAATATGAAGTGATAGGATTTTTATTACAAAAGCTTGGAAAATTTACAGAATCTAAAGGCAGAGCTTTTTCTTATTTTAGTATTGTTGCAAAAAATTATTGTATACAAACAAATAACAAAGCATATAAATTACTTAAGTCAAAGGATAATCTTTTAGCAGTCGATAGACAACGAGACATAATTAACGAAGAAATACAAAGTTCAAGAAAAGAATCACTTAAAGATTTTACAGATTTATTTGTAGAAAGTTATGATAAACAAATAGAAAATAGATTTTCAAAAACAGCAGATATAAAAATAGCTTATGCAGTTATGGAGTTATTTAGAAGAAGAGATAATATAGAAAAGTATAATAAAAAGGCATTGTATGTTTTGATAAGAGAAATGACAGATGAAAAAACACAAGACATTTCTCGAGTCGTAAACACAATCAAACGAGACTTCAAAGAGAAGTTCGAACAATATGAGCAAATTGCTCAGAAATAGCGCGCAGCTAAATAGAATAGGAGAAATTTTATGAGAAACTTAATTTTAACAATGGCTTTGATATGTGGATTTTTGTTCACAACTCAAGCCCAAACACAAGGAGACTGGTATGTTGGTACTGGTGACGTTGCAAACGTTGCTTGGACCGAATGGGCGGTTAGTCCAACATTAGGATATGGTGTTACAGATAACATCATGGTTGGAATGTCCGTATCACAAGCAGACTCAACAGCAGACATGGAGTACAACCTTCATGCACGATACTATATGAACAATTTGTTTGTATATGTAGCGACAGATGGCGCAAGCACCGAAGGTATTAAATATGGTGTTGGTAAAATGTTTACAGTACATAAAGGGGTATACATTGACCCTAAAATTGTTTACGATTCAGGAGCTAAGACTACAAACCTTACTTTAGGGTTTGGTCTTAAATTCTAATTATTAACTGAAGGCAAGCGCGCTTTAATAGGTTAAACAGGTTGGCAATTTTGCCACAAAACAAGTAAACGAATAGGAGATAGTACTATGGAAAATGTAATAAAATACATAACAGGATTCTTTACAGGACTAGGTTCAGTTTTAATGGCTGCACTTCCAGTAACGATTTTATGGTATGTTTTAACAGGCGGTTCAGTATTCGGAATGGATGTTATCGCTAACTTAACAAGTCTAGTAAATGGATTTGGTACAGGCGGTTTTACAGGACTAGTTGTTTTAGTCGTTGTAATGTCATTCTTTGTTAAGAAGTAAGCACTAAGCTATTACAATAATTAAACCTGGGGCGAAAGCTCCAGGTTTTTTGTTTTGTATATTTATATATAAAGGAGTTAAGCAATGACAATAAGCGAAGACAAAATATTTGAAGGTAAATCTTTTGAAGGTTTACTTAAAGACATATATAATAATTCTACTAAAAAAGAAAAGCAAATCAATGAATTAATTTTACAACTACAACCTATGATTAAAAACATGGGTGATGCAACAATACTTGTACCAATAATAAAGGAGTATTTAGAAGTTGCTGTAAAAAATGATGAGCACTTAATTAAGATGGCTGCAATTGTTCAACGAGCAATGACAAGAAGTGAAAATGAGAACACAGTAAGTTTATTAACTGAACAGGAGAAAAAACAATTATTAGATTCAGTTCAAGATTTAGAGGATAATAAATAATGGCAGAGAAAGGTAGTCCTGCAAAGTTTACAAATGCTAATACTGCTGTAAGCCCTATGGTTGCTAGTGGTGAGGTTTTAGATGTAGTAATGAATCCAGACCACCCATGGTATAGGAAAGACACACCAGGTGCTGATTTAGGCTATGCTAAAGTAAAACTTTTAGGTGAACAGGTAGATTATTCATTTGCTGATGAAGTACAAGGTTATTGGATTCCGCCTTTATATAAAAACATAACTTCATATCCACTTAAAGGTGAGATAGTAGTACTGTTAAAAGCATCTACATTAGCTGCACAAATAAATCCAAAAGAAATTGGATATTATTGGCTATCAGTAGTACAGATGTGGGGTGATATTAACTCTAATGCTGTACCTAATGTAGGTTTTAATCCAAAAAACTTTATTAATGATACCCTAGGTGATACATTCTCAGAAAAAGATATATCGCCAGTACAACATTATGAAGGTGATACAATAATGCAAGGTAGATTTGATAATAGTATTAGATTAGGTTCTACACAATTATCAGGCAAACCAAAAAATACTTGGTCAGTAGGTTCGACCGACGGTGACCCAATAATGTTTATATCAAACGGTCATGCTGATACAGGTGATTCTCATATTGAAGATATTAATGATAATGATTCAACAATAGTATTAACAAAATCTCAGAAAATAGATTTAAAACCTGCCAACGCAATAGCCGATGAAACAGTCACAATACCAACAGGGCCTGTATTACCAATGACACCTATAAGTGGATATACAGGAACTTCTCAAGTAATAATAAATTCAGATAGACTTATTTTTAATTCTAAAAAAGAAAACATAATACTTTCTGCTAAAAAAGAAATAGGTCTTTCAACAGCAACTTGGAAATTAAATGTAAGTGCACTAGCAGATGTTATACTTGAAATGTTAACACAACTTATACAAGAGACACATCCAACTGCTTGCGGAATGTCAGGGCCTCCTGTACAAGCTGTAACATATTCTATGTTAAAAGCACAAATGGAAGCAATGAAACAATAATGCCTTTTATAGTTCCTTTATTTGTAAATAACATGTCAAAATATTTTGACCCGGCTAGCTCTACATACGTAGGTGTTAAAGGTGATTCTGTGGCAGCTTCACCAGGTACAGCTAAAGCTTGGGCAGAATCAATTAAGCTTGGTTCACCCTCAATATTCCCACCATCAGTTACTATTGCTGCAGCTGAGTCTGCAATGTATGGTGCACTTTCTGGGTGGAGTTCTAATAGTGATAGTGCAGGAAGTGTACTGAAGTCTGCAATAGATACGTTTTATGCAACATACGCACCTGGATGTTTACCAGCATTTGCTGCAGTACCCCCCAGTGGATGTCCTATTGAACAAACATTTGCTACTGGCATGAGTGGTGCACCACATACGGCTTGGGCAACAGATTGCGGAAACGTTATAGCCAATTGGATTAGTACAGGTATGTGGACAAATACTAGCTCAGGTGCATCAGGTCCGTGGATATAAAAACCTATCTTCTAGATATTTATATATAAATAAAATAATATGGAAAAACAATGAAAGATTGGAACGAAATAAATGTATTTAAAATACTAATAGTAATAACTCTATTAGCCCTAGTACTATCAATATGTACAGGATGTGGTATTACTCAAACTACTACACATGATTGTGAATTGATGGAACAAGGCCAAAAATGCCTTCCAGACCATTCTTGTTGTAAATAAAGGAGTTATAATATGACAAAAAAAGAATTAGTAAAAATTGTTAGAGAGGTTGTAAAACGAGAAATAAAATCTGCAGTTAAAAATGAAATAAATGAAGCACTTAATATACTTGAAAATAAAAAAGCAAAACCACAGGTTCGTACAAAGGTACCAAAAAATTATACAAAAAATACTTTATTAAACGAAGTATTAAATGAGACTAAAGCTTCTGGTGAATTTGAAGCTTACCCTGAAGTATCTGTAAATGAATTAAGAAATAAATTTGCAGGAATGCAAGATGGAATATCACCAGCAACTCAAATGACAGATGTAAATAATAGACCTGTTGACGTTAAAAGTTTAAGTAATGGTTTAGACAAAGCTTTAACAAGAGATTATTCAGAGTTAGTAAAAAGATTTAAAAAATAATGAGAAAAAGACCTATATATAAATTTAATCCATTAGATTTTGAAAGAGATGTAGCAATAGGATTAACGTTACCTCTTACAAACGATATAAGCGCTGAAAGAAGATATAGTTATGAAACGTTAATACCATCTGGTAGCTCTAATGCTTACTCAGCAACTACAGGTCAAACACCTCATAACTCTAGTACAAAAGCAGATAATAGTGGAGACTTTCATCAATCATATACAACAGTTGAACAAACAAAGTCAAACATCATAAATTTAGTATTAACAAATAGAGGTGAGCGACCTATGCATCCAAACTTTGGCTGTGATACTTGGAAATCTTTATTTGAACCAAATACGCCGCGAGTAAGAGAAGATTTAGAAGATTTAATAAAAGAGCAAATCGAAATTTGGATTCCGTATGTTGATTTAAAAAGTGTAAAAGTACAACAGCCTCGTACAAATGAAAATAGAATGAATATAAAAATAGATTGGACTTTATTCAAAGGTAATACTATGGATTTACAATCAATCGCATTAGAGATAGGTGACTTATAATGGCTAACGAATGTAATTTAGATAAAAAAGAAATA